TGCAGATACTTGAAACGCTTTGGTGAGGATCTGAGTTGTCCCCGTGCGCTCGGTAGCATTACCGAGAGTTGCCATAGAGGCGTCTGCCCCTTCCACGGCCGCGTTAACCGCGATTGCCGCTAGACTGTCTTCGAGCCAACTAAAGGTTCGAGCAGAAACTTTCTCTGTTTTGAGCATGGCTTGCATCGGCGTACTAAAGGGCGAAATATTGCTTATAATGTCTGAAACATCTTCAGCTTTTCCGACCTGTGAATAGGTCACGTATGTGGTCATTTAATTGTTCCTTTTCAAGAAGTTATGATGTTAAACTAAAGTTAATAGATCAATCAGCCCATCGCGCCATTAAGGCATCAGCGATGTCATCAGTAGAACCACCATCTCTAGGATTATCTATAAGCTTCTGGTGCGCCGCAGAACGGCGGCCTGCTTGTAGTTGAGCCTTAGAAGGTGGTGCCTTCTTGGAAGATAAGACTTTCGTCTTGCCACTTTTAGACTTCGTAACTTTGGCCTTGGCTTTCTTGCTTTCGGCTGTCTGTTTCGATTGGTCATAAAGTCGGGCTTTGTTAATCAACATGATTACACTTGCATCAGTATATTGATCGACTTGAGCTTTAGGCAGTCCAGCTTTAACAGCGTAGTCGCGGATCTCTGAGTAGAGTTCGTTGCCCCAATCTGGCAAGCTTTCCTCTAAAACCTTTACGCACTCGGCGGCGGCTTGTTTGGTTGCTTGCGCTTGCTGTTCTTGAAGGTCAGTAACCATCTGCCCACTCTCCTCTCGGAGAAAGCGAAGGTCATCTTCTGCCTGTTTTGCATCCTGTCGTAACTGTGCAAATGTGTCTGGCTCCATCTGTCTGGAAGCCACTAACATATCGATCTCAGCGTAGGGTTTATACCTAGCCTCGGCTCGTTCCATTAGTTTCTGATAACTAGCCTGAGTTTTAGTCAGGTTTTCATCGGTGACTTTCCGCTGGGCGGCAAGATCTTGAGACTTTTTCGTTAAAGACGCCTCTTGTCCATACAGTCGCTTTAAGTCCTTTACAGATACCTGTTTGGTTTCACCGTTGACTGATAGTTCGACAATGTTTTCATCAGAAGCAACGGAAGGCTCATCGCCCTCTTCCTCTTCCTCTTCGTCATCATCGGTTTCGTCTTCGGTTTCATTATCCTCATCAGGGTCTTCGGAACTTTCGTCATCCGTAGTAACATCTTCATCTTCAGTTTCACCCTCTTCAGCCGTAGTCTCGTCTTGGCCTTCGGGTGTTGCATCATCCTCCTCCAGATCAGATAGGTCTTCACCGTCTGACCAACTGGCTAGGATTGCTTCGGCCGCTTCATCTCTGTCGAGGTTCTGCGGCCCAGAGTTATCATTTTGCACGTTGTCGTTCATGGTGCGATTTCCTCTTGGCTGTTGTCGCCGTTACGATGTTCAATAATGCTGTCACGCACTTGAACACGCTGTTTTAATGTATTCACCACATCCTTGATTGCGAGATAGTGGCGATGGGCAAGCTCACGCTGGTCCACTTTGATGGCTTCGGTGTTGCAGAATGTTGCAAATGAAGCCTCTACGCATTGGTCAATCACCTGGATAAACGCAGGGGTCTGTAGTAAGACCTCTGCACTATCCCCAAGATCGACAAGTTGCTCTTCTTGGTCTTCCATACTTATTGCTCTTCCTTGCTGTGCTTACCCGTTAGGGCTTGCGATTGCTCGGACATCATCAGCATTGCGTGCAATATCTAACTCTTCGAGATTGACGAATTCTTTATGATCTTGCTGGCTCTCTTGGAGATCCATCTTGTCCGACTTAAGTGCGAAGTCTTGCTTGGCCTTCATCTGGTCAAGCTCATGCTTCATCTTGCCCATTTGGGCATCGAATTGGGCCTTCATCTCAGCAACAGAAGTCTGTCGCTCTTGAAGTTCCAACTGTTTCTGAGCCATCTGCATCTGCATCTGTTGTGCTGGATCTGGCTCTTTTGGTGGGATGCTGGCAGGGTCCGTAAGGAAGTCTGCAACATTCTTTATGCCTGACTTATCAAGCACCACAGAAAGCATCTTGTACCTGTTCGCTGGCGAGTACATTTCGCCGAGCGTAGGGTCTGCCGAAAGCATAGAGTGGAACATAAGGTATTTACTGACCATCTCTTGCTGATCACCGTATCCCAAATGGAACTCAACTTGAACGTCACGCTTGTCTGCCCATTGTGCTGGTTTGACTTCAACGTAACGTCCGGCAAGCTCTACAATCTTCTCTTCGCTCTCGTTCTCTACGACCAACTGGTACACTTGTGAGAAAAGGGGCTTTAAGAAGTTATTTGCAAAGTTTCGCGCTATGATCTTTTGGCGTTGCTGGCTCATTGTTGCCAACTGCTCAACCATAGCCGCTGAGTTCTGTTTGCTTATTGCGTCTTTATTTAGACCTTGAGATAGGCGAGAGACACCACTGGTGTCCTCTTTATCCTCATCCAGCATCTGTATTGTCTGAAACACATAAGGGTTCAGAGATGCTTGAGGCATAGGGTTAATAGCGTCTGGGCGCGTCACATTGACGATGCCGCCAACGCGGTTGTCGATAAGCTCTCTTGGATTAGTCAAGCCACCCTTTACTACGGTGTAGCGTGGGTTATTCGTGACCATCGCATGATCTAAGATAGACCGTGTGAGAACTGTCCGAGCATTCTGTATTCCTAGCAATTTCTCAGCGAAGTTGTTGCCGTGAAAAGCGTGTGGAATAGGTAGTGGAACAAAGGCTATAAATGGACGCCGAGCTACTACCTCTTTCTCTAGTAAAACATTGGAGCATTTGACTACTTTATAGAGTTCAGTCATGCCAGTGCCGTCTACATCAAGCTCTATGTATGCCTCGATTACGGTTACTTGGCGTGTCTGCTTTTGGTAGCCCTGTGAGTTAAAAGCACTGTCAGAACCGATGTCCTCAAAGCGCGTTAGTATCTCTGGGTCGCCATCGAAATCAGTGTCTTCGTTATCACCAATTTTAGCTAAAACGTCCTCTTCGTACCCCATTTCAATAAGTTCAGAGATAGACTTCTTAGTGCGGTGTGCACAGAAGTTCACAGTATCTAATGATTTAGCTTGAGGTGAAATTAGGAACTCTTCGGGAGCTAGTGCCTCGATCTTGACCTGAGAGGTATCACGGGTGACTTTAAGCTCCCCAGTGAACATACCCATCTCATCCTGTTCGATGCTCTCTATCTCAATGTTTTCTTCTGCCAGACGTACATCAAGCTCATCTTCGGTGAGGTTCTCAACGTATTCGAGGCTGGTTTCATCTTGCATACACCAGTAGACTTTGCAGATACCCGCACGCGCTATGAGGCCATCGTGGATAACCGTTTGCATGGTTTCAAACAGGTTGTTTTGGCGGTGCAGAACGAAATCAGTGTACTCAGTGCATACCTCGGCAGTGTCTACGTCATCCATGTTCTGAGGAGTGAAACGCATAACCTTGTTGCCTGTACTAAAAGTCTCAAGCAGTGCGGCTTTCATGCTCTCTACCGCGTCATAGACATCTTGACTAACGTATTTGCTGTTACCGTCATGCGCTGGGCGCGGAAGCTCACCAGAGTAATACTTCATTACTCTACGGCGTTCCTTGGATAGTTCACTATCGTAGTAACCAATAGAGCGCCTGAGTTGAGTATCTACGATAGAGACTATCTTATCGTCATCAAGTGCTTTGTATTCTTCTTTTGATTGCATATCTAAACCATCTCAATATAAAATTCATCGACTGCCTTTATTGGCTCCCAAGCACCTTCATGGATATGATTTGCTAGGGCCAAGCTCATTACACAGTCATCGAAGCATCCGGCTTCAGCTTCCATTCCACCACTTTGGGTGACGATGTATGTCAGCATTTCTCGGATCGTGAGCTTATCGTTAAGTTCTATCGTACCCTCTCGGACACAGGCCCTGAGTTCGTCAATTATCAGAGGTTTTGTCTTAGAGGTTGTCGTGAAGCCCAGCTTTAGGGTTTCTCTCTCAGTCAACTTGTCTATCTGGACTTCTGTGTAGAAATTCGGATACGCCATGTCTTTACCAAGGCGGGTACAGGTTAAAATACCGTGACTGTTGTTCTCTACAATGATGAAGGCGAAGTTGAAGAACTTGCCTAACTTATAGAGGACTTCAGCAAAGTAATCGGGGTGAACTTGAGCGCGATAAGTCGCAACCTGTCGTTTCTTACTGTCAAGAACTTGCGCTACGCTGTAGTCGCCGCCTCGAACTCCCATGGCAACATCAGCGCCGATAGTATATTGCTCACCGTCATCTATGGTGCGGTATAGCATCAGTTCGCCGCGCATATTCTCCAGCCACTCATCCCCTTCAAGGGCAAGCCGCTGCTTTATGTCTTTAGCTTTATCCAAGTCTTTATGTAAAACCTCTGGGTTAAACACAGGACGCCCAGTTGTCAGGAATGCCTCATTAGGCTCCGCTGGGTACTCCTGTTGAAATAGATCTATGCCGTTCTGTGCTATCTTTTTCCTACGAAACATAAGTTGCGCGTTGTCCAAGTTATACTTGTCGGCAATCTCTTGTTCAGCCGGAGTTATCTCGAAGCTCTTAGGTACATCCTCACGATAATCTTTGTCTAAGAACCAAGGTATGAACACAGGGACGTATCCATTAGTGCCATCAACAGCACCTTTCCATAGGTCATAAAAGATGCCACTCACGCCATTGGCGGTGCTTTCGACAAACACAGCCGTACCCTTCTTGTTAGGTACAGCCTGCGTCATGCCATTCCAGTTCTCTAGGGCTGTAGACTTCTGCCAAAAAGCAAGCTCAGAGGCGTGTACGTGCGTCAGTGTCTCTCCTCGACCAAGGCTCTCACCGCCAGCCGTAGCAACCACGTAAGAGCTATCGAGAACGTCAAACGTAAGCTCTCGGCGTGAACTGTACTTTGTATGTGGCTTTAGTAGCTCTGGGCAATTATCGTGGTAGCGCTTTGTCATGTCGAAGAGCGCTCTTGTGCTGTCGCTGTGGTGAGTAACCACCAAGGCTTTACAAGCTTTCTTCTGGCTAACATTGAAGTACAAGTAGCCACCAACATGAGTTGATAGACCTTGCTGTCTCGCTTTCAAGATAATCACCCGAACTTTACCCTCGGATGCCATCTGGTTTTCTACTGCTTTATGTAAGATGCGCTGGGCTGGGTTTAAGTTCAGTGGGCGTATATCGCCGTCTTTGGTCCTGATCTTAAGGGCTGACTTACTATAGAAGTCAAAGTTGTCGTATAGCTTACGGCGTACTGTCGCCAGTTTCGGTGTCATCATCGGGTTGCTCTTCCTCGGTGTCGGCTACTAAAAGCGACTCCAAGAATGCCTCGGCTTTACCGATGGTTACTTCACTTTTAGCAACTGGTTTAGTCTTTGTGAAATCTAAGACCATTCTAGCGGCTGTTAGTTTGTCCCTGCTTTGGGATGGCTCCCGCATTATCTGAACTGCGGTTTCTAATGCCTCGATGGCGTAAACGTCATCAATTCCGTTCTCTTCTGCCATTTTCTTAACGATCCTTTCAGCATCTGCTTTTGCCTGTTTTCTAATGGGCGTGATTGTTTCGAGCGTGAAGCCATCAGGCGTACCCTTGGGTCGGCCTGCGTTCTTCTTTGGTCTACTTGACCACTGCTTTCTCAGCGCTCTTCCCTCTTCCGTTTGCATCAGCTTTGAAAAGTAGTTTTCCGTCCCTTTTCGAGCTTTTAGTGGATGCTGTAGCTCCTTTTTTGGAGCTTTCTTTCGCGGGTTCTTCGGTGCGCCCATTGTTTAATCCTAAATGCTTGATGACTATTTCCAGAGTTGGCTCACAAGTACGACAGAATAACTGAGGTGGCAGTGCCAAAACCATATCCTTGAAGATCTTTCTTTTCTCTTCACTGGAAAGCCAAGATAGCCCTTTGACTACCTCGATTTTCCTGAGAACAGACACTAGGTCAAATGCTGTTGTATTCACGATTTGCTTCCTTACTTTTTTAGTTTTGCATTACTTTTTAGGTGGGCGTCCTTTTTTAGTACCGTATGGCATTAGATTTCCTTCCTATACCGTTAGAACACCAGTAGATTGGCGTTCCTCTTCTTCTTCTTGACCACCAGAACCTAGAGCAACCATAGCGGTCACTACAGCGAGAACGCTGGCAAGTGGGTGACTGTAAAATTGGATCTTCTTATTACCAGCCTTGGCAAACTCGCTTTGTATCAGCTTTGATGTTTGAGGCATAATTTCTTTAGCCATTTTCGGGTCAAACATATAAACCCAAACAGGATCTACCGCGAACTCATTAAAACTTAGCGTGTACTCTAGGTGACTTTTTATTTTAGCTTTGTTTGACATTTTACGGAAGTCCCTGACCATTCTTCCGCTGGCGTTATTTTTGGCCTGATATACTGTTACGTTTTGCTGTAAATTTATAACCTCTTGTATGACAGGGTGGTTTTGGTCATACTTTGGACCGCTCAGTATAGGTAGAATAGCACTGCTAACAAAAGAGTTTGAAGTAGTGTCATTTTGTTCACCTGTTAGTTTATTAAACTTGGTGACATCTTTATTAGTACCAAAGTTAGGATCATAGTTGCCATCTATTGGTTTTAAAGTAATACCATGAGCAATTTCGTGAAGTAACGTAGTTAACGCTTGAACCTCAGTACGCGGCGCAGCCACGCTTCCCATAGTTCCACCAATCTTTAAGCCAAAGACGTTTCCACCGCCTCGGCCAACAGTTTGATAGTACCCGCGTATATTACTTTTTATTTTGGAGCTAGAACTGCGTGCCATCGCTTGATTGCTGGAAAATATAGAAACTGTTTGGTTAAGGATTTTGGCAGCTTCAAGTGCTGAATTCCAATCTTGAATGCCGTTTTCGTACTTAGTACCCTTTTTGCCAATTTCTATAATTGCTTTGGCCTCTGGTAAGTTATTTTTTACCTGAGCTGTTGTCGGCTTTGTTGTTGGGTTAGTTACTAATGCAGGACTAGGTAAGGGTGGTCCTTGTACTGGCCTGTCGGTCCTTCCTTGAGTAACTCCAACACCTCGTCCACCCTGCGCTGTTCCTCTGGGGTCAGGGCCTTCTGGGTTTTCTGGGGTTTCTTTGGTTGTTTTTCCACTTTGCTTCTTACCTTTAGCTCTCGCCGCTGCTTGTTGAGTTACTATTCTTTCTAAATAAGGATTAAGGTACTTTTTTGCAAGAGGCTTAGAAACACCAGCATTGGAAACAATTTCTGTAGCCTTTGCTACTGGATCAGAACCAAGGTTCATTCTAAGCTCACCTAAAGCTTTTAGTAACTTAGCTTTATTGTCCGCTCGAACACGGCTGTTATTAACAGCTTCAACAAGCTCTTGGTTAAACGCGATGTTGCTCTGTTTGCCATCTTCTTTTGGAGTAAGTGGCTTCGGATTTGCCCCACCTGGATTTGGGCTGGTACTAGTCCCCCCACTTGTGGGACCAGTAGAGTCCCATGCGCCGCTTACTAGAGCAGCAACCTCTGATAGTGGCCGTCCTTCAGAACCCATGCGTCCTGTTTCCAGATACGTTAGATACTGTTCTATCGCAGACAGCCTTTCGGGGCTATCCTTATGAACATCTTGTAGTTCGTATAGTATAGACTTAATTTTAGCGTCTATCTCTTTTGTTGTCATGTTCTGTTCTGGGCGTTTGTCTAAAATTGAGTTCCAGACTACGCCTCGCGGATCAGGCCGTGTGCTCTCGTTACCCCGATTTGGGGGATCACCATTTGCAATTGTACGTGCGGCCTGTGCCGCGTTTTCTTCATCTTTTATATCGTTTGCAACTTGTGCAGCCTGTTTCTTTTTCTGACTTTCTGCTTTTCTCTTCTGCGCTTCCAGATCTTTCCTAGCTTGAGCCAAGCCAATTACAGACGTTCCTGTAGGAGCTTCAAAGCCTGCTTTTTTACGGTTCTGTTTTACAAACCTAGCGACTTTTGACCTTCGGCCAGTTACTGCATCGATTACACGACCGCCAACTACGGCTGGGATCTGTACCGCCAAGCTTCCACCGCCAGTAAGAACGGCCGCGCCTGCGTTTAGGTTGCCAGCAACACCACCAGCGGGGTTATAAGAACGTCCGAAGGTAGGCAGTGGGTTAAATTGGTCGGTAAACTGAGAAACCCCACCTTTAAGTCCACCAGCGTATAGCTCTGTGACTACATTTGATTTTCGGAAAGCAGCTACAAGGATTTGACCCTGTTCAGTTTGGCCAAAATTGTCCTTTATGAACTGAATGTTCTCATTACTTACAACTGAAGAGACTTTATTTCTTGATTGAGCTATTGCCGCCTCTAGCTGAGTTTTTACCTCTATTGGTCCCTTGTTTATACCTAATTCGTTTTTAAGAATTCCAGCTGCATTAGATACTTCTCGATTAATACGGCTTCTGGCTTCGTCTAGCGCTTGGTTTGCGCCCTTCTTAACTTTCTTTCCAGTGCCTTGAGTGGCAGCGTCTACTCTTTTTAAGTCTGCGCCTTCTGTCTTCGATATATCTGTTAATAGACGGGCTACCTCACCAGCTGCTTGGTCAACTTCTGGGTCCAATGTTGATCTATCGCTTAAGACCATGCCGCCTGTTTTACTTGCTTTCGTGACGGCAGTAACGCCACCCGCAGAAGTACCGCCGATTATGGCCTCACCAACGGCCTGACGGGGGCTTACCTGTAGTCCTACATCAGTCCCTACTGTTGAACCTGTCTGTTCTACAACACTCTGTGCTCCCTCTGTTGCAGCTTCAGCGGCAGTTCTCTTAATTATGCCACCTTTTGCAGGGATCAGCGCGTTTAAAGCACCAGAAGCCGCAGCCGTCTTAGCAGCGGCCATGAAATCGTCTTTGTTAGGCTTATCGCGTCCGTTGTTTCGTGCGCGTTCATTTGCAATCGGGCCAAGTTGCTGCACAAATTCAAAGGCTGCGGGACCAGCAAGTCCTCCAGCAATGCCACCAACAGGGCCACCGACTGCTGTACCGATAGCGGCACCACCAGCCCGTGTTATGAGAGAACCAGCGTACTGACCAATTTGCTCAACTGCGGCCTTTGGTAAGTAGCTGTATGCAAATGAACCATCCTCATCGCCTTCAATGAACTTGGCCGATGCTGACTCATAATTCTCTGGGGCATCGGTAAGGTTGCTAAGAGTTTTTGAAATTTTATTTGCGCCAACCACATTTGCTGTCTCTGCTATGTTCTCTAATGGAGCATCAATACCAGAGCGAAACGCAGCCCCGAAGCCCTGCATAGGGCCATTGATTTCTTTTGCCGGACCTTCAGACTGCATTTCGCTGTCTTTCATCACACTGCCATCTGGCATCCTGTGTGAACCATCGGGAACTGGCTGGCTGGTTTCTGTCTGGTTACTTGTGTCTATTTCTCTTGCTTTTGCAATTAAACGCTTTGCGGCCTCAACATCGTTGGCTTCCATAGCTTTTCGCGCACCGCGCTTATAGTCTTCTACGGTAAGTTCAGCCATTTTTAACCTCAATTATTTAAGTATGCCATATCTGCTTCAGAAAGAGAGTTTCTAGTTGGACGCTCAGTTTCAGGAACCGTAGTTCCACCGCGTAATCTTGTCTGGACTTTCTCCAAAGCGGACATCCTGTCGCGTATCCATGCTTCCCATATCTTTTCATCATCAATGGTTCTTGGGGCTGGAGCTAAAAATAGTTTCATTTCAGCGTTAGAAATAGCACCTTTAGTTTCAGCAACTCTTAGCAAGGCATCATCTACCCTTACGCGCTGAAGAATGAGCCTACGGGCCGCGTCTGGTGAGCCCGTAAAGGTGTCCACGAAGCTCTTGGCAATACCGCCAATACCAGTAAGGTTTCCACCCGATGCACGGCTATCAGAAATTGCTGATAGGGCTGACTGATAGTTAGCCATGGTATCATTTACTAAATTCATTGCATCAGCATCGCCACTAGTAGCGCCACTTGCATCGATCTGGTTTGCCGCATCTAATTCTTGCTGCCTTACCTGTTCTAAGTAGGCTTCAGTATCTCTTGCCCTGTCTGCGTCTTTGATTGCACCATACTCTTGGATGCCATCGTTCATAGCAGAGTTATAACCATTTGCTGACCCAGCGGCGATTTTACCACCAACGCGCATGAGCATTTCACCGCGAGGGGTATTTGCATAAGCTGTGCGGTCTTCGCCGCTGCCAATCTTATTGAAAGACATTCTGGAACCACGGGCGTTACCGTTGTTTCTTTGAGGGCCAGTGCCAACTGTGGTACTTAAGATGCCACCCGTAGTACCCTGCTTTGTCGGATCAGTAAGAACTGGCATTGTTGGGTTCTTTGGTATCTGGTGTGGACCTCTTGGATCGTTGATGCGGTCCGTAAGTATGGGACCACCAACACCAACAGGGTCAGGTATTTGGTTTGGACCTCTTGGGTCATTTACCCTGTCACTTAAAACAGGTGGCGGTATCTGGTCGCCCCTTGGGTCAACCCCATTGTAAATTGAACCACTCAGTGCGCCTCCTATTGGCGGGTTGTTTCCAATCTGTGAGGGTGCAGTCTCTCGGCCCTGCTGACGGCGTAGCTGCTCTTCTATTGCAGATGGTACGTTATTTCCTACCTGTTCGTTTAGAAGTCCCTCATCAATCGCCGCCATGCTTTCTGTCTGACGGCGCTTTAGTTCTGTATCTATTCCTTGGAGTTCTTCACCTGTCTCCATTGCACTATTTAAAGCTGGAAACTCCGCACCCGCAGGAACTCCACCTTGCTCCTGAGATAGATTTAGGAAATCCTGGTAGTTCATTTCTTCCATAGACGTAGGGGCAGGCTTCGTGTCTAAAACAGGTGGCGTAGCAGCCATGCGATTAACGTGCATTGCTTTAGCTTGAGGCGAAAGGGTACTCCAGTAGGTTTCTGGGTCTTGGTTGTACTTGCCAGCGGCTTTAAGAAACACTGGGTCTGTACGCAAAGCATCAGTTAGATTTTCCATTAGCTATACCCCGAAAACGGTCCACCGTTCATGTAGTCAGAAATTCCAGCGGTTGGTCTGTTTGGATCATTGAAGCCGTAGCCCATATTCTGAGCAAACCCGTAGCCTGCCGTTGCTCCACCAAAGCCAGCGGAGATATTGTCTGTCAAATTAGGATTTACACGGCCAATAGTTGATGGAGCCTTACCAAGTATCTGAGACTGATAGTCTTGACGTGCTGCCATCTCGTAGTCGCGTTGGCGCTCGAAGTTTGCTCGGTCATTATCCATCTGGGCTTGGCTCATCCCTTGTAAAGCGTTACCGCCTGCCATGCCAAACTGTGCGCCTTGTCCCATTGTACTCAAGCCAGTGTTGTAACTGTTCATAATGCCCTGATTAGCGCGGCCCATGTTTCCAATCTGATTACCCGCTGAAGTGTTATAGCCGTCCTGTGCATTTAGTGCGTTAGTTGCACCAGCTAAAGAAGCTCCAGAGCCAGCCACGTTATTACTCATGGCACCATAAGAATTACCTACGTTAGTCAACGCGCCGCTTTGGTCAGCAAACTGTTGTGCTTGGTTGGTGAGGCTTCTGTCTACTAAGTTGTTCATAATACCAACTCTAGTATCTGCGGCCCTGTCGTTATAGTCGCGGTTGGCAATGCTTTCGGCAACGCCAGCCCTGCTAGAATTCATGTTGCCGCTGCCAGACGCATTCATGTCGATACCCGTCAGGGTATTCTCCATAAGGTTACGTTTGCTGTCCCGTAAAGCAGCGGTAGCTAAAGGATCTACGTTATC